TTGGTTAAGGTACGTTGGAATGTATAACTCACCAGAAGCAGTAAACACCTGAAGGTCACGATTAGAAATCATGTAGCGAATCTCGTTTACGTCACCAGTAGCCGCAGTCAAAGTAATAGCTTCGTTATCCGCTGCTTCACCCTCATCAAAGTTAAAAAAGCTTCCAATCTGAGACATCCAAATTGTGTCAGGCTCAGCAAGAGTGCCACCAAAACACAGGCGGTTTTCATGGAAAGTTACAGCCGCAGGGTAGCCTCGCGCAGCAGAGTAAGACTGCTCATCCCAATCATCAGTGGGCGCGTGGCACACAATGCTAACATAGCCGCCGCCATCTTCTGCGCTAGATGCAGAGCCACCCGCAGTGAAGGTGTAGGTGTTCTCATCAATAATGTCACCAACCGTTCTAACACCATTTAGGTTTCCAGTATTAATACCTCCAACCGAAGATGCGTTTTGTATAGTAATGCTTTCGCCGCCACCAAAGCCATGACCTAAGTGAGTTACCTCAACAGTAGAAGAACCATCAATTGTGCGGAAAGGATTCAAAACACTTAATCGTATTTTAAGTTCGTCAACTACATCGCCAGTTGCCTGTGTTGCCGATTGAACGCTGGTAATTTCTATTTCACTCTTTCCATAGCGAACAACAACACCAACGTGCTTAGAGTCAGGATAATTACCACCAGATTGAGTGCCAGTCGTATCCCAGTAATTTTCACTGACTGTAAGCGTAATACCAGTGCCAGTCGTTGCAGATGGATCAAGTGTCACACCCTGTGCGTGATAACGACTGTAAGGTTGATAAACAACAATATCATCAGCTCGAGCGTCAAATGCAAAAGTGCTAACCTCAAAGTTTGTAAGGCTAGTCCGTGTTAGCATCCTTGGCATAAACAAAGGATGACTAATAAACATTACATCGCCATACTGGGCGTATGTATACTCTTGCAAATACTCTTGATCGAAAGGCAGAGTAGCAGAGTCAACATCCGCAGTAATCGTTGAGACAAGTGACACTGAGCCATCAGAAAGCAAACGAAAGCATCTAACTTTTTGATGCTCTACCGAAATGACGTATTCTTCATTCTCATCAAAAACAAATTTAAACAGATGAGATTGAGCAGGGTAAGTAGGGTTATATGTTATGCTGTAGTCATAAATATGCTTTAGCCCAGTTCTTTTCTTAACTGAGCCTTCAGACATAACGATCATGTTTTCTAGTTTTTTAGCAGACTGAGCGTAAACAGGACTGTCTGTGCGCATTCTAAGAGAATCACTGACTTCGCCAAACTGAAAGCTGCTAATAGGTACTCTAACTTTCTGCATTAGCTACGCCTTTGTGCAATAAACCTCGATGTATTTAGCTTGCGAGTAGTTTGCTGTTGTGAATCCAAACGCCGCGCTTGTGCCATATAAAACTGTGCTTTCTGATCCATCATCTGAGACAGAGAGGCATCACGCGCAATCGAAACTGCAAATGCACCAGCAACCATGTGCTGTACCGCAAGTGTAAAGAATGAGGGCCAATCTCTTTCGTCAGCCCGATATGTGTAATCCGCAATAACTACATCTGCCTCAACAGCATTTGTATACGCCTTATCGCCGTAAGTATCATACTCAATTGGCAATTCATTTACCGTAAGTGCATGAAGAAGCAGTGAACCTGAAGGTAATTGATATGCGGAATCCCAACGGCCAGTTGGCTCTTGGGTCAATCTATTTAATTGTTGCTGATTTGTTGCGAACCGCCATCGCGTGTTTGTCAGTGCTGTTCTTGCAATATCTTCGTAGATTGCATCTGCAACCGCTGACTCAGCAGTGCCATCTGTAAAAGACTGAATCTCGTCGCCGCCAATCAAGACAGAAGCGCGAGAGCATACTTTGATAGGTGTGTTTGCTACATCAGGCATAAGTAAAGTTGGGGGCCGTAGCCCCCATCCCTATTAACGTGTGTCTGTCGCTGTGACAGTTGTACCATCAACAACGTCTACCGCAGATGCCGTAACGCTATTTGCGTACAGAATCTTAATTACAGGCGTACCGCCTGAAGCAGTAACAGCAAGGATAATGTCGTTTGTATTAAACATACCCGCTGAATCATTGAAGTAACCTGCCGCGTCAACAACAGTTGCAGCGTCAGTTGTAGTGTAATGCCACAATGAAACGCCAGAGCCGCCAGATAGACGAGTTAGATTTGCTGGATTATAAGCCATAATCTAATCTCCTTAGTTGTTGTCTAGAACTTCGTAGACACCGTTGTCATCAATAACAACAGAACCCATAGACATCATTGATGTGGTTAGGTGTGATACCTTCTCTGGAACGTAGTTGACTTCAGTCTGTACGTCAGAGTTGATACCTAGACCAACCGCAGATGTGTGGTAGGCAAAGTTCTTACCGCCAGCTACAGCAGACGTTGAGAAAATCTTGAAGCCCAAGAATTCTTTCATTGTCATACCGCCAGCAAATGGCAAGTTTTGTGGGCCAACAAAGTCACTAGATGCAAACTCAGTGATGTTGAACAAGTCAGCAAAACCAGCAGGTGACATTGCAAGATAGCGTTGACCATCTTCTGGAATGTCAGCTGTACCGAATGTTTCAAACAAAGTTAGCAGGTCAGCTTTGACTAATGCGCCAGTTGCATCTGCAATTGCAGTTGAGTTTGCGCCAGCGTCCATAGCTGTTGTGATGATCTCGTCAGTCTTACGGCCTAGAGCAGCAGCAGCAGATTGTGCGACAGCTTGACGCTCGTTGATATTGATTTTCAACTCGTCTAGCTTGTCGATGTACTCTGGTGCATAGTAGTCAGCCATTGTGACTTCTACATTGGTATGCGCCAGCTCCATTGCTGTTACATTGCCGTTGCGTGTTTTAGTGTTTGCAGTGCCAGCACCGATCTTTTGGAATCGTGCTGTTGAACCAGTCACATTGTTTGTACGAACAGTTCCGCGTAGCTTGGAACCCATACGTTGGTACGCCATGTGAACTTCTGATTCAAACTGCTTGATGAAGGCTTGGTCGATTGTATTAGCCATTTTACAGTCCTAAATTGAAGTTTCGGGTTACTACGGGTATCCGCTTTCCTCACCTCAACTTGGGTATCCTTTCGGGCCAATCAGTGTACCACGGGCCGTGATGTCCTATCGTAAACACAATTTTCATCTAAATTGCAACGAATAAATTCAATGTACTTATAGTGACCAGCTTCTATAACACCTACTGGCTCAAAGCCTAGCCACACAGCCCAGTTGGCCATACCCTCATAATCTGACAATATTGTCATGGTCATGTGGTCTTGTGTCTTAGACAAAAAGTCTACTAACATCTTTGATCCACGAGCCAATAAATGATACTTATTCATTGCCTCATTCATAAAGAGAGCAAACATCTGCGGATAATCTTGATCCTCAGAGTACCAAAGACCACCAGCAAATATGATTGGGCCATTCTCCTTACGAACAATGTAAGCCTCAGATTGCTCATACATTTCGCTGATTGCTACTCGAAGATCGGTATAGCCCATAATTCTAAGCTCTCGACGATTCTCAGGTGACAGATTCTCTGCAATCTCATCTAAGTGAAAGGGACTAAGGGGGGTCATATAAAATGCCCCCCTTGTCAAAATCTTAGCTTCTGTAGATTTGCTTGAAGCCATCTTCAACCTGCTTTACAAAAGTTGGATCGCGCCGTGTGCTATCATAATAACGAGGGTCTTGCATCATTTGACGCAATTCAGCCTCAGTTGTTCTAGATACAGACTCTACATCCGCAGCAAATGATCCATCTTTCATTGCTTCCATCATAGTTTCTAAAGCAACAATGCCTTCAGAAGTTTCGCACATGCGTTCAATTGCTGACATAGTTTCTTCTGGGAAAAACTTACTTGCCCAAGCTGACGCAGCGTCAATTCGTGCGCTTGCATTGTCACCCAGTTTTGCAGTCTCAGCTTCAATGTCTGGTTGGCTACCAAGAACTGCTTGAGCGTACATCTCAATCCCTTGCTCAAACTCTTCTTGGCTATAGCCGTTTTCAAAAGAATGCTCTGACCACCACTTTAGCAAGTCATTATCTACAGACTCATCTGCATTAACGCTATCTGGCAACACATAGTCACCAGCGGTTTCTGGACGATCAGCAAACGCTTCCTTCTGAATCTCTTCAATAATTGAGTTGCGGATATCATCGTCTTTAGCACCAAGCTTAGACTCAAGTTCCTTGTACGCTTTAGCTAAGTCTTCACCAGTCTTATATTTCTCTGGCAACCACTCAGGGCGTTCTGGTGCTGGCGGTGCTTCCGCTGCCTGAACGTCTTCTTCAGTTACAAAATCGCGGCCATCTTCGGCTGCTACTTCAATTGCTCCCTCAGTACTCATTTGTTCTTACTCCGATGTGCATGATTGATACGATGTTCTAGAAGGCCAACTAAGTAACGCTGCCCTTCTATATGTCTCAACTCTTCCGTAGAAACATTAGGGCCATTCACCATCTCAATTGTTATCGATCTAAGATAACGTAACACCTCGGCCCCTGTAGGTGTGCTGAAGATTTGAGCTATATTCTTACTAATATTCAGGTCTGCTTCCGAATTACGCTGAATACCATCAATCCCAATATTAGCTTTGGTCGCCAAGTTGCATCCCCTGTTCTTGTGCTATCTTCTGTGCAATTGCAGCAATCTGTCTACGCTGATCTTCATCTCGTATTAGATTGTCTGGAACGCCAAACTTCTTAGCTAAGTGTACCGCAGTCTGCTCTCCATCAATAAGAATCTGCAACATCTCTGGGCCAAAGACCCCACCAACTAGCTCTAAGAATCGAGCAACTGTTGATATGTCTTGGTTTGCTTGAGCTTGCGCTAGTGGTGAAATCGACTTTACACGAACCTCACGCCCATTAACTGTTGGCAACTCAATGCGGCCTTGTTTTTTAAGAATGTAAATAACTCGCTGAAGAACTGGCTGAACCAACTCAGACTGCAATCGCCCAAAGGCCGCGCCCATTCTTTTGGCTAAGTCACCCATACGCTCCGCGACTTCAGTTGCAGAAGCTGGTGTTTTGTTGGGATCACCAAGCATATTCATGTAGAGAGCTTCACGAATATTGTTGCGCATATCTCCAAGGACAAGTTGAGCAACATCAAAACGACCCGCTGCATTTATGGGCTGTAAGCCTGAGCTTCCCATAGCCTTTGGAATGATAGTCCCTGGCACTAAGCTAATAGTATCAGGGTTAATCACCCCATCATCTTCCATCTGATAGATTCCAGAGATAGACATTTGAGCATTCTCAAGGATCATCTCAATGGTAAGGTTGGTTGTTTTGATTGCAGACAATGCGTTAAGCAGTGGGCCACGACCATATACTTCACCAGAACACTTAGACCATCTAAAGCAAATGAAAGGATTAGAGCCTAAACCTTTTAGTTCTTTCTCATGAAGGATTGTTTTCGTAGTCATACAGATTGCATAATGATAATGGGCTTCCTCATTACGCTTTGAGTAATCTCGACAAACTATTTCAAGAACATTTGTCTCACGATCCTTGCCCATAAGGTTCATAACTCTAGGGTCAAAGTTCTCTTTCTTGTACAAAATAGGAAGATCATCAAACTTAATCTTCTTACGCTCACGGAAAACGTGATCAATCTTACCGTCAGGGCCAGCATCCAACACAACATGTGGCAATGGAATCGCAGTAAAAATGACAGGATTAACCGCATCACCTTCTTCCACGCACAGGATTCCA